ACAGGAAATACATACGTTGGACACAGGGCGGGATTTGGTGTTAGTGGTAACAGTCAGTCTGGCAATACGGTTGTAGGAGCCTTGGCTTTTGATGCTGTCACTACGGGTAATAACAACACGATCTACGGAAACCAAGCAGGGGACGCAATTACAACGGGTTCAAAAAACATAATGATTGGTCAACATTCCGATCCGAGTGCTGCCAGTGGAAATGATCAGATAGTTATTGGTAATGACACTACAGGGGGTGGAAACTCAACTGTAAGGTTTGGAACTTCAGCAGCTACTTGTACTATTAATTTAGATGGTTCGGATACTTCATGGGCCGCTGCTTCAGATCAGAGACTCAAAACTGATATAGAAACTTCACCTGTTGGATTAGATTTTATCAATGCACTTCGACCCGTCACCTATAAATGGGCTGCTAAAAACGCTATTGACGAAGATTTGCCTTACTACGATGCTGATTCTTCAGACCCTTGCCGAGGCACCGAAGGTAAAACTCATCATGGGTTTATTGCTCAAGAAGTTAAAGCTGTTATTGATGCAAACTCTGACGTAAAGGATGGTCACAACATTTGGTCTGAAGATCCCAATGGTACACAACAACTAGCAAACGGAGCACTCATCCCAATGTTAGTAAAGGCAATTCAAGAACTTTCAGCAGAAATAGAAAAACTCAAATCAGGAGGATAGAAAATGGCAGAAGCTAGAACAGACGAAGAGAAAGCACAGGCTTTCGCAGCGATGACGGGAAGTATTTCCGTGATTGACAACACGTTAGATGACTCTAATGAATACAACAATGATATGACCAAAGAAGAAAAGAAAGAACGGGTGATGCGTAGTGCAGGGTACATGAAGTATCAAAAAGAGTTAGACGATTGGGGGTCAGAAGACTTCACTGCGATTGACGCTGCGATTAAAAAAGCAGAAGACTACGATCCAAGCGCATAGATGGTAGAATTGTTATTGGTAGTATTGGTTATATTGCCGATAATAGTTTTCAGTCATTTGTGGTGAGGAGACACTGATGTCCGAAGTCAGACAAGAATATAAAATGCACTCATTGCCAGCCGTCTTTTTGATGGAGGCGACACTATCTGATGAGATGGTCAACGATCTCAACGAATACCTGGATGATCTTTTAAACCAAGAAGGCAGGGTATCCCATGCTGGTACGTTGGTTGGTCAAATCGGTAACGGCGAACAGCTTACAATGGATCACAACCATCCGAAGCTTGGTAAGTTCAATGAGCTGATTCAGATCATGGGTGCTGATTACGTTAAAAACTTTGCTGGTTCTACGGTTAACCCGTTTAAAGAAAACCGTGTTGTAGAAACAGACGAACTATGGTCTGTGCATAGCTATGCGGGTGATTACAATCCTATACATGATCATGGCACTAAAACTCTTATGGGTATTAGTTGTACTTGCTGGACTAAAGTGCCACAACAGATAATAGATCAGCCGACCTCTGGTACAAGCGAATATGGCTTGTATAATTCTAGTGGGCATTCAGATGGATGTATTACCTTCAGCTACGGACAAGGGTCGTTGATGGATACAGAGCGATTGCGTCCACCACAGATGGTGATTATGAAACCGGAAGTTGGTAAGTTTTTTATGTTTCCTTCCTGGTTACAACACAGTGTGTACCCATTCAAGGGGGATGGAGAGCGAAGAACAGTCGCAGCTAATTTAAATGTTTGGAGGATAGCAGATGACGGAACAAAGCACTGAAGAGACGCCTGTAGTCACAATCTTTGGCGAAGAGTACAAGATCGAAGATCTCAAGCCAGAAGAGCATCGTCAGATTGCTAGACTACAAGACCTCAAGGCAAGGTTTGAAGCTACGATGAATCAAATAGCTGGTTTGCAGGAGGATGCCCATGACCTTCAACTCGCGATTGCTAAAAGAGAAATGGATCTTAAAAACTCTGTCAAAGCTGTTGAGGAAGAAAAAGAGGTGGTGCAGTAATGGATCTAATGGAAGCCTGGACGCTTGTTACTACGATTGTCACCATAGCGAGTGCAGTGACGGCTGCTACGCCAACCCCTAAAGATGATGCTTTTATGGGTAAGTGGGTGTACCCAATAATTGAATACATGTCTTTAACTATAGGTAAGGCTAAACAGACATCATCTAGCGAAGATAAGTAATGGATGATGGTCTTGCAAAAGCGATGGGCATGGATGTTGACCAGGGGCAGAAGGCTTTGCAGGAAATAAATGCACATGAAAGGGAGTGTGCGCTGCGGTATGAAAGGATTGAGGAGCGTTTAGCTGACGGTTCAAGAAGGTTTGATCGATTAGAAAGAATGTTGTGGGGTGTGATAATCTTGATAATAGGAACTCTATTAGTTCCACAATTCTTAGGAGGATAAACTGATGAGTGATGGTACTTCGGTAAAGATACCAACCTGGGCATTGCCCATAGGCGCTGCTGCTATTTCTGGAGCTATTGCATGGGGTTCTATGCAAGCACAGGCTCAAGCTACCAGTTCGGAGGTGGCTCGAATTGAGCAGGTGGTAAAGGAGACAGCGGAGAAGGCAGTGGCGAATGGTCAACTGTCAGCAGTCAACCAGACGCAGATCAAGGCGGTGGTGGACAGTCTGAGTCAACAGCAGGAGACGTTGAAGTCAACGGACGAGAAGCTGGCTCAACTGATCCAGATAATGCTTCAGAAGCAGTAAGACTAGATTACGACCCAGAAGATCCAAATCTTTTTTGTGATCTGCGAGAGTGGAATAAGTTACAACTTGTAAATCCACCCGCCAAGAGACATCAGGTTGCAATGGCTTGGCTCAAATTTAATCACAATCAATGTGGATATGGGGCGTACATTTACATACGCAATAGTATGCCTAGAATACTTGGCACTGCTCACCAAACTGACGTTGACGTTCTTACATGGGCATTAGTTGCACCACAAGCAGAACGCACACAAGCGTTTACTAAGAAGAGAAGATTATGACTCTTATGATCTTTGTTCTGGTTCTTCTTACACCTGGTGGTGTTCCAACGGGGGTAGAGCTTTATTTCCAAGAACTCACTTCCTGTTTAGAATATCGTGATGCGCTGGTTCATCAGTCTGTCCACCAACATAATTGGACTAGATCTAGAACAAATAAGTTTGATGGTTTCTGTGAGGTAAGGCTCATACCTCAAAGCGAAGCAGGTAAAGGTAAATACATATTTAGAGATCCTAAGAGAACAAAAAAAGACGATGACTGACGTACCACCATTTCCAAATAGTGTTCATGCACAACCTCCTAATCAAAAACACCAGATTCAAAAGATTGAAGTTGAACGTCTTCAAGCGCGAGAGACGAATCGAAAAAATGAAGTGGTTACTACCTTTTATGATTCAAAGACTTATGTTTTTAAAAACGGTCAACTTAGTGAAGCTACACCAAAAGTAAGTGGTCAAAGAATATTGGTGACAGTGTAGATGGCAACCAAGGGTGGCTCACTAGATCTTAACGAAGGTACGGCCATACGCATACCTTTGGCTAATCTTATATCTCTTCTAGCAGCCACTGCAGTTGCAGCCTGGGCATATTTTGGATTGATCGAGCGGGTCACGTTTCTTGAGCACGATATGGATTTACAACAGGTCGATGTGGAAGCCAACAGCGAGTTCAGAATTAAATGGCCAAGAGGGGAACTAGGCTCTCTACCTGCTGACAGCAGACAAGATCTCAAGATAGAATTGTTAGAGGAAACTGTTTCTAAGTTACAGCAACAGGTGGAGGAATTAAAAGAAGAACGCTATGAACGCAAAAAAATTGGAACCTAAATCCCGTTATGCAGAGTATGATGCAGATGGTGATGGAGTCGTAACCGACGAAGAATTAACAAAACATCAGGAGATGTTACAGCTTGAACTCCAAGAAGAAAAAGCAGACTCGCAAAGAAGAATGGCCTGGGTTGCTATTGGGAGTATGTGCGTTTTCGCTATTCTGCCTGTTATTCCTTTTATCCCACCTGATCGACTTAGTACTTTAGCTAGTCTTAGTGATATGTTGTTCCTAAGCCAAGCATCCATAGTTGGTTTGTACTTTGGCGCTACCGCTTACATGGCTAAACGATGAGCATACTCGGATCTTTATTAGAACCAGCCACTAAGATTCTTGATAAGGTAATCGAGGACAAAGACCAGAAGAACGCTCTGGCGCATGAAATTGCGACCATGGCAGAACGTCATGCCCAAGAACTCGCAAAAGGACAATTAGAAGTAAACAAAGCAGAAGCGGCACACAAGTCCTTGTTTGTTGCTGGGTGGAGACCTTTTATTGGTTGGATATGTGGCGTTGCGATGTTGGCAAACTTTCTTTTAATACCAATGGCAAACTTTGTTCTTGATCTCAGTGGCTCAACTAACACGATACCTTTAATAGAATTGGAAACCATGATGCCAGTTTTAATGGGCATGCTAGGATTAGGAGCGATGAGATCGTATGAAAAGGTAAAGAAGGTAAGTAGAGAAAATTAATGGAAAGATTAGTAAAAATGCTCAAGCTTCATGAAGGTGTGCGTAATCACGTTTATGTCTGCACCGCTGGGTACGAGACTATAGGCGTGGGACGCAATATCTCAGATTCAGGTTTGGGATTGACGGATGAAGAGATAAACATTCTTCTCATGAATGATATTGAAAGAGTTAAGAAGGAATTATCAACCTCGTTCAGTTGGTTTGTAGATCTCGATGAGGTCAGACAAAACGCAATCATAGATATGTGTTTTAATCTTGGTTTATCCAGGCTAAACCAGTTCGTAAAAGCATTGGATGGAATGGCTGCTAAAGATTATGACAAAGCTGCTGATGAGTTTATGGACAGCCGATGGAGTCAACAGGTTGGTCAGCGCGCAATTACCGTAACTGAAATGATTCGCACCGGAGAGTATCAGTAATGCCTCTATCTAAGTTTATCTTCAATCCAGGCATCAACAAAGAGGGTACTGACTACACTGCAGAGGGTGGATGGTTTGACGGAAACTTAGTTAGATTTAGAAAAGGTTTTCCAGAGAAGATAGGCGGCTGGCAAAAATATATTACGACATCTTATGAAGGCACAGGCAGAAAGCTTCATGGTTGGGTTGACCTAGATGGCACAAAGCTTTTGGGTCTTGGAACTAGGTTCAAGCTATACATACAAGAAGGCACTAGCTATAACGACATAACGCCCATTAGATCTACAACTGGCGCAGGTGATGTAACATTCGCTGCAACAGATGGTTCAAGCACAATTACTGTAACCGATACCGCTCATGGAGCTAATGAGGGAGACTTTGTTACATTCTCAGGTGCGGCATCTTTGGGTGGAAACGTAACGGCTGCAGTTCTAAACCAGGAATACCAGATAGCGACTGTCCCATCGACAAGCACGTTTACCATCATTGCAAAAGATACATCTGACGCAACAGTCACAGCAAACTCTAGTGATAGTGGTAATGGAGGTGGCTCTACCGTAGGAACATATCAGATAACAACTGGGCTAGATGTATTTGTTGATGGCACAGGTTGGGGTGTTGGTGCATGGAGCTCTGGTTCCTGGGGTTCAACTTCTGCTCTAACTGATGCAAACCAGTTGCGATTATGGTCTATGGATAACTTTGGAGAGGATTTAGTTTCTAATCCAAGAGCGGGTTCTATTTATTATTGGGATAAAACAAATGGCCTAAACACAAGGGCTGTTGAGTTGTCATCATTGTCTGGAGCCAATCTTACACCGACAAAAGGTTTGCAGGTTATTGTTTCTGATGTTGACCGACATGTTCTTGTACTTGGTTCAGACCCAATAAACGCTGCAGGAACAGCAAGAACTGGTTCGATCGATCCATTATTGATTGCTTTCTCTGATCAAGAGAACGCTGCAGAGTGGGAACCAAAAGCAACCAACACGGCTGGTTCTCTTCGTTGCTCTGCGGGATCAGAAATAATAGGTGGCTTGAGAGCAAGACAAGAAACTTTGATATGGACAGACACGGCTCTCTATAGCTTTCAGTTTGTCGGTCCACCTCTGACATTTGGTCTTAACTTAATTAACGAAGGCATCAGCCTTATCGGTCCAAACGCAGCAATAAATACACCGCAAGGCATATTCTGGATGGATAAGAAAGGATTCTATAGTTATTCAGGTGCGGTTAGACCTTTACCATGTAGCGTTCACTCTTATGTATTTGATGATATAAACGAGGGGCAATCGTTTCAGTTTTTTGCTTTTGTAAATAAACAGTTCAATGAAGTGGGGTGGTTCTATTGTTCTGCAGACACAACAGTTATTGATAGATTTGTTGCTTACAATTATGTTGAACAAACATGGAATATTGGACAACTATCAAGGACGGCCTGGTTAGATGAAGGAATTGTGGCATTCCCAAGAGCGGCAGGAAAGTCAAACTCCACGCACTTTTTGTATCAGCACGAGACTGGCCATGATGATGATGGCTCTCCTATGGACAACGTCTTTATTGAATCTGCTGATTTCGATATTGGTGATGGTGAAGAGTTTCAGTTTATTAAACGGATGATACCTGATGTTAAGTTCACTGGAACAGGTGGTAGCGATCAACAAATAAATGTGGTCTTAAAGCAGAGAAATTTCCCCGGTAACTCTTTAACCACAGATCAAACCACCAGCTTCACCGCATCAACTGCGAAGATAGATATGCGCGCCAGAGCAAGACAAGCAGCTGTGCGTTTCGAGTCTGACGATGACGCAGAAAGTACATCAAGACTTGGTGTTGGTTTTAGGATTGGTGGCACAAGACTTGATATCAGGCCAAACGGAAGACGATGACTAGATTATTACAGGGTAGGTTGCCTTTCGAGAGCAACCAAGTTGTTGAATCATCTACATTTAACAGAACAGTTAGATTGTTAGAACTAAGTCTTGATAGTTTTGATCCAGATGACACGCCACAGTTCACTGCAGAAAGAAGAGATCAGTTAAAATTTAACGATGGTGCAGTGATTTGGAATACCACGGAGGGTGTTCTTCAAGTATATTTGGGTAACGTTTGGCAGAACATATCCACACCATCAACGTCTGGACTGACTGCTACGGCTAGTGTTGGTACTGTTAGCGTTGTAACAAACGGTTCAATTACAGTGAGTATAAGTTAATGACTAAGTTATGCCCCAGAGGAAAGGCTGCAGCCAA